TGAACTACTTGGGTTCCTGTTTCAGCTAAATTTAACATTGAATCAATTAAATCACCAAATTGTCCTTCAGTAGGAGTGTCTCCATCTTCAAAAAATTCTTTTAATTCTTCTTTAGTTCTTTCTGCCATTTTAATTTATTTATTTATTATACATATTAAGTGTCCCATCTTAATACAATAGTAGTATCTGTTTCATTTGAAGTTCTTATAGGCTGTCCTAATTTTCCTACAACAAGTAATTCATTATTTTTATTATATAATCCTATAGTTGTAATGTAAGGTTTAAAAAGTGAACCTGTTGCAAAATTAGCTAAATCTGGTGATTTAAATGATTTAAGTTTTCTTGCTGATGGGTTTAAAGTATCATTATATTCATACTCATCTATAGTACATTTATATTCATTTTCATATATTAAATGGGAACCTTGAAATTTAAGTTGTTGAATTCCAAAAATAGCATTAGCTGATGTAGATGTTCCAACAACCCCACCTACTGTAAATATTCCAGATATTTCTGGGGGGTCATTAGGTCCTGAATCATCTATAGTCATAGTTCCAATACCATATCCTGCTGCATTTAAAACATGTTGATATTGAGGATGGGTTATTGTAATTAATCCTTGAGAATAAAATATATTTCCTATATAAGGAGAACCGTTCCCATACTCATAATGAGAAAAACATTGTTGATTTGTTAAAATTTTATTATAAATTTTAACTTGACTTAAAGAGCCACTAAAATAATAATTGTCTCCCCCCTTATTACCAATGTAAATGTCCGCATCATTTTGATATAACCCTGTAGGGGTTGTAACGTCAGGATTTTTTATACCATCTGTAAATATACACATTTTAGAGGCTGAATGTCTACATATTATATGATGAGATTCATTGTAATTAAGAGAAACTGCAGTTATACTTTTTTTAGAACCATTTGATTTTTCAAAAACTAATATTGTCTTGGTATTAGAAACGTCTGGTTTTTCTAAATATACACTAAAAGGATACTGATTTCCCGCAGTTGAATTTACTGTTTGGGGTAAACTTGATACTGATGATTGAGGAAAAGAATTTTTATTACATGATTTTTCAACTATATACATTTGATCACCCTCATTACTCATAGAGGGGATATTTACCCAAAATTCAATTGAAAAATCATCATCTGAATTAAAATTATAACTATCATCATGATATATTTTTACTTCTGAATCCGTTCCATTAAAATCTATTCCGGGAAATCTACTTTGAGAATTATATGAAGGATGGAGTATTTTTTCTGAGAAATTTACATTTTTATAGTAAATTTTATTTAAGAAATAACTATCATCATATTCATATTTGTTAAATGGTGTACTATATGAATTGATAGGATTTACTCTAGAATCTCCTTTTTTATATTGTCTAGTAGGTTTAATATACCCATCATAAATATTTAAATCATATTTTTTAAATCCATTAACAGGACCTATATTAAGCAAAATAGAGCGAGGATCTGTAATAAAATCATTTTCATAATTAGTTCCACTTATTATAAGATTACCATATTTATCGTCTATTACTTTTTGATAACTAGAAGAAAGGAAAAAAGATCCTGGTTTAATTTCATAACCATATAAACCTGAAGGTATTGATAAAATATTAGCTTCTTTATATAAAGTTCTTTTATGCTTTAAATAACTTTCATCTTCAAATTTATTACTTATATCTGTAATATAATTTCTATAATATAAATGATCTATTTGTTGATATTTTAAATTATCATTACTATAAAGACTTATATTGTTTGGTGAATGTGATGAAGTAAAATAATCTATACTATTAAAGGCAGCAGAACCTGAGTCAAAAGTGTATTGTTTATGTGCATTGAACGGTACTACTGCGTAGTCTTTAGGTAAAAATTTTTTATAAACTGACATTCAATTAACATTTTAATAATCTAATTTAACTCTAATAAGGGCTTCTTTTGAAAAATCTTTTGCAATTGGTTGACTTAATTTAGCTACTGCTATTAAATCATTAGTATCATTATATAACCCTACAGTCGTTATATAAACTTTAGGATTATTTTCCATTGTGGTGTATCTTAAATTTCCACTACTATCTACAAATGATGGATTAGAAGTAAAATTAAATTCATTATTTTTGACTCTTGTGAAATAATATTTAGAACTAATTTTTTCTTCACTATCTACTATAAATTGAGCTCCACCACTAATAGAATTTAAAAGTCTAACATTATTATTACCATTAAGACTTTGCGTATTAGCACCTTTTTCAGGAATAAAACATAATTCTCCTGCGTCATTTGAAGATGTTAAAAGATGACCTATAGCATCAGGGTTTAAAACTATAAAACCTGAATCTGGATAAAATAAACCAAATGAGCCACTTCCTGCGACATAAACATTATTATCACCTAATCTAACCCCACTTGAACCTGAAACTAAATTAAATTGTCTACCTGCGTTTGTTATTTGGGCTGATCCTGTTGCAGTAACTGAATCGTCTGTAAGTACAACTTTAGTAGTTATATCTCCCAAAGTTAAATTTAATGAACCTGGTTTTAAATTATTTTTATAACGTGATCTATTAACATTAATTACATAAATATCATCTGGAGTATAAGCATCTGTACTACCATCTCCTGGAAATGAAAAATTTTGTGTTTCATCACCAAATACTAATTGACGATATTGATTATATATATTTTTTGAGGGACTATTACCTTTAGCATTAGTATCATTAGTAAAATCTAATGATCCTGATCCTGCTTTATGACCATAAGCTATAGCAAATTGAACACTTGAAGTAGAGGCATTATTATGTACTTCTATATAATGAGCTCCTGAACTTGTGGCAGCTGCAAAATCTGCTTGGAAAGATGAAGTAAAGTGTGCAGTAACTACTAAGTCATTAACATTATTAGTCCATGTAGATGTTGTTACTCTTTGAGTATCATTAACTACATCATTATTTAAATCATAATTTATTCGTGCCATTTGTTATTTTTTATATTTTAATATTTTTCAGTTGCTATTTGTCCTTGAGCGAATTGAGTAGATGTACTAGCTTCTTTATTTATAGTAACTGGGATTGTTGCTCTAGCTCCTGTATCTCTACCTTCAACAGTAATAGTAGTTATTAATCTAGAATTAGTTCCAAATAATGAATCTGTACTTATTGAAGTAAAGGATAATGAATTACCTATTACAGTTTCACTAACAGCTACATTTCCATAAATAGGGGTTGTTGATGCTTCTTGGACTGTTCCTTGACCTTCACCTACAAATGATGTAAAAAGTCTTCTATCTTTTACAGTAAATATATAGCCACTTGGTTCTAATGAATTTATAGATGCACCATAATTTAATGTTTGAGGTGATATAGATCCTTGTTCTCCTTTATTTAAATTAGGGGCTTGATTTGTAATAGAAATAATAGGGAGTGTAGTTATGTTTCTATTTAAAGTAATTAACTTATGTCTCATTATATTATTTTCATCAGGAAAAGCTTCTAATAAAGGTAAATTTTCAATTGCTTCCCCTGCAAATTGGGAACCATTTGGGTGATTTTCATTATATAATGAATAATCAATTTCATCATCTGCTAATGCAAAAGATGTAATATTAAAAGATCCATCATTTCTTGATAATAATTCGCGACCTTTTTTAGTTAATATCGCATCTACTGTAATTGATTTGTTATCTAAATATCCCATTGTATTTGTGTTTTGTTATAAATATATAATATTTTAAGAAATGTTTATTTTGTTGCATATCCTGCTTTTAATAAAATTTCATCTAAATTAGCTTTTATTTTAGGGTGTGTATTTTCAGGTATAAGTACAAAACCTTTACTACCTACCCCATTAGGTAATTCATTAGATTTATCTAAATCTATGATTAAAGTTGGGCTTTTTCTTAATACTGATAATTGATGACTTGAGTATGGATAAAAATAAGCAGCATGTACTGCTCTTGATGCCGAAAATGTTGCTGTTTCATCATTTATTTCATATCCAATAGTTGTTGGTTGAAATATTGAAGATGTTAATATTGTTTCAAAATGTCTTGTTCCTTTTAGTCCAGTTGTTGTAATAAAACCATTATAATTATGACTATCTGCAACTCCTGATGAAGTAGAAATTTTTTCTTCACCTTCTAAAAATGCATCAAATCTAGCTGTATTTCTAGTTACCCCATTAATAAAATTATCTGAAGATGCTGTATTAGATAATACTTTAGGGTAATCAATTTCCATTGTTCCTATAGATTCTTGTCTATTATTAGGAATGCCATATTGACCTTTTTCAAAAGTTACAAAAAATTTATTAGTATTTTTAGCTATTTCCCAATAAACTATGTTATCATAAAATTCTGTTAGACTACTTGTAATATTTGTTTGTAATTCTTGAGGCATATATTTAAATATTTATTGTATAATTCTTTTTATATATGAAAATTGATTAGAAATTGGGGCACCTGAGGCAGTTGCAGGAGATAAATGGGTAATTTGTCCTATATTTCCATATAATGATAATTCACTAGGAAATTCATCTATAGTTGTATATGCTGTAAAAGTTGTAGGACCACCATTACTTAACCCAAAAAGTGAAGCACTTGTAGCTACAGTAGTACCAAACCCAAATAATCCTCCACCTGATGCTGCGTTATCTATTAAAACTCCTTTTTCATCTCTTACTCCAAAACCTCCAAATACTCCATCTTCTTTTCCATCAGTATTTGCAGTATAAGAATATAACTTCATCAAAAGACCTTGATTAAACTTAACATGGTGAAATTCTTTTAATTGGGCTGCAGTTGCTATGTCTAATAATTTAGTAACAATTTTAGATCCTTCGGGAAAATTATCAGCTATTAATCTTCTAAATGATTCTTTTTTATTTTCAGTTTCATTAAATTGTTCATGTGTTATTTTTGTTGATTTTAATGTTTGTAAATCAACTAAAAGAATTGTATCTATTGTAACATAACTGTGATTGTGTATCTCAACTAATGGATCTAGACTACTAGTAACTTCACCATCTTGTACATTATTTCCCACAAAAATAGCACATGTTTTATTTTCTATAATAGGTTTTAAACCATAAGGATAAATAGGATCTCCCTCAGTAAATACATTTATTCTAGATCCTGAAATTTTACATCCATCATATCTTGCATTATTCCATGAAGCCATGTCTAAAAGACTATCATCAAATTCTACATTATAATCTTTATAAGAGTATTCATTTAAATTATCAGGGATATAAGCAAAAATATAGTCTATTTGAAAATTTGTACTATTATCAAAATCACTAAAAATAAATCGAAATGATTTATATTTTACAGGATCAATTGTAGGTTGAGTTATAGTTATAATATTATTACCATCCCCTAAATCTGATATTATTTCTTGGGTTGAATAACTTAACCCATCTATTGATAATTGGAGTGTACCAGTTGTACAGCCATTAGATGCTGCAGTCATATTAATGACTATTTGATTTAAAAATTGGGGAGAATCAAATGTATGTGTAAGAATTGTAGTTAAATTTCCATTTACAATTGTTGTGGGTCCATCTAATCCATTATTAATATCGTTTATATCATTGACAGTAAATATAGTACCATCAGATAATTTTGATGCTACCCAATTATTTTGATTTAATGTTAAAGATGTATAACCCATTTTATATTTTTAATTAATTAACTCGTCTCAATTGATAATACCTATTAGAAGTTATTCCATTTGTAGCATTTCCTAAAAAATCTGATGTTCCTGCTAAATTATATTGGTTATTAATATCAATAGTACCATTAGTTCCTTGTTCTTGTCTTTGTTGATTACTACCTGTAGTTTGTAGTAAATTATTTGTTATAATTACTGAAGAATCATTTAAAGTAAATTGTTTTTCAGGTTCTATTTCAAATTCAAATGTTTGGTATGAATTATTTTTCATACTTTGACCTACACCAGTAGTAGGTATTTCTCTTGCAAATTTAGTTCTTTCTAAATAATGTGGTTCAATTAATAATCCTGTTTTTAAATTAGCTTTTGCAGGTGTGAACTGCTCTATTAATTTAAATAATGTATGATCAATATATTGAATTAATTTAATATAATCCCAATAATTATAACGTCGTTTTACTTTTTTAAAATATATATCTTTTATATTAGCTAAATCTTCATATACAGATGCAGATTGAACTGATGGTAAAGGTGAACCTATATAATCATCTAATCTGAATGAGCCTAATGTATATAATATATCTTCATTAATTTCAGTTGTAGGAGAGAAAAATACTCCTAAATCTGGATAATCTAAAGATTGATTATCTAATGTTGATACTTCTGTTTTTGTATTAACTGATAACCAATTATCATCTATAGTACCTGTATCAATTCTAACTTTTTCACTTGTCATTGAAATACCCACAGTATCAGGAGTAGGTAAATGGTGAGTTTCTATTACTTCTTCCCATGTTTGAATAGACATACTTGTTGGAAAAGTTTCTCCTAAATAATCTACTTCAGAATTAGGATGATAACTAGAACTATTTTTAAAATCATTACTTCCTAAAGGTAATCTTAAAACTACTCCATTAAATGAAGATGAAATTGTATTACCACTATACATAAAAGGTTCAAGAGCATGTTTTTTAAGAGTTTCATGTGAAAGTAATTCACCAAAATGATATTTTACTTCTTGAAGTGATCCTGAATATCTTAATCCATCTATATTATCATTAGCTACCCCACTAGGTAATCCTCCAATAAAACAATATGCTGCTCCAGGACGTAAAGTGGGGTTATTTTCATTTGTATTTACTGTTAAAGCTAACCCCCAAGTATATGCGTTTTTTTCATTTTGATAATGAAAAGATTCAGTAGTAACATGATTTATTGTTTTTAAATGATTTGCCTGGTAGGCGCCAAATTTAATTTTTGAATAATATTGAGGACTAAAATCCCCCCCTAATTCAGTACCTATAAAAATATTCCAAAAATCTCCATTATAAACAGGAAAATAATCTGTTACAACTTTAGTAGCAAAATTAGCGGTACAATATGTTAATCTTCCATATTGGTCAGCATCTCCTGAAGATGATATGTCTGAACCAACATATGGCTCTAAAATTAAATGTTGATCATATACATTATCATTAATTGGTTGATTTAATGGATAGGATCCTGATAATGAAAATAGATGATAATTTTCATTAGATCTATGAGGTTTAATTCTAAATTCAACTGTTTTAGCTTTAGAATTTAAATTATTAGTTAAACTTGTAAAATCTTCAACATCAGTTGGTGGGTTATCATTACCATGACTTCCTCGTGTATTCCATTTAGTTTTAATAAAATAACCTCCTGTGCCTGAGTCACCTTTTAAAGCATATCCTGATTTATCATAACTAAATGTTTGATATGTTGTTTTATCTGGTGTAGAACCGCCATATTCTTTAACATTAAGTATAGTAGATGGAACACCATAACAGCTCATGAGTGCTTTAAGACCGCGTTCAGTACCTTTAGTTTTTAATAAATAAGGTGCATTATGGTATAAACGTTTCCAAATTTCTTTTGTAATATCTTCTTTAGGAATTGATCCTGCATTTGAAGCAGTGACTAATGATTGAGAGACGGGAACATCATAAAATATACTACCAGATGTACCTTCTCCTAAAACATATTCGATTAAATTTGAATTTTCAAATTGATCAAATGTTTCTAGACCTAAACTTTTCAATGAATAATAAACTAAATCTTTAGAAATCCCTCTTGTATGGTGAGTATCATTTGTTTCAGTAATATGTTTTATATGAGTCCATATTTGGTCATAATGGTGGCCTATCATGTTAACAAATGTACTATAAAATGAATTATCTGGATTTTCTATTATGTGATTAGGGATTAATCTTATTAAAGAATATTCATTTTGTCTATCATATAAAGAAGCAGATAATAATTGCCCCCCATAATTAGAATTACTATCTCTTTCATCTCCTAACCAAGTTTTAACTTGAGATGATGATATCGAATATAAAATGTGGGGAGATGTTGTAGTAGATTTAGGCCATGACAACGCTCCTGATTCATAATATAAAAATCTTTCATACCCATCTAATGATTTAAGTAAATTAGTTTTTTTAGTATTAGTTGATTCATTATCATTTAAAACATAAATTGACGATGATGTAGATCCTGTAATAGAACTTATTATTTTTAATCTATTATCATACTGTTCTAATAATTCTGCTTTATATTTGAAATTTTTAATACGTTCTAAAGCACTACCAAAATGTACAAAATTTTCAAAATGATAAGTTCTTTCTTGAGGATTTCCTTCATTACTACCTGATGGGGTTTTAATAAAATCATATTGTACTTCAGGTATTTCTTTATTTTCTAACTTATTTAGAAGATTTTGATATGATGATGTTAAGCTATGTTCTAATAATTGATCGTAATTTTTATAACCTGAAGGTATACTATTATTTAATCTAATATCTATCTTAAAATTAGGACCTTTAAGAGGTATACTATCATCTATACTTTTAGGTAAACCTAAATTATATTCTTCAATAATACTATCAGTAATTTCTTCAGCAATTGAAAAAGTACTAAGTGTAGAAATATCACTAGGTAAAGGTTCATTTAATAATATTAATAATTCATTAGTAGAGGGTACTTCATTAAATAATAAATTAATCCCTACAACTATTTTATTATCCCCAAAATTTAAAACAAAATCTCTTAAAAATGGGGAATTACTAATTTCATTTATATATTTTTGGGATGATTGTTTTAAATTTTGATTTGTAATATCTTTAGCTACAACCCTTAATTCTCTTCTTGAAGGAGAAATAGCCTTAATTACAAATGTTTTTAAAGTAGTATTAAATATTTTTCTACGAAGTATATTAAATATTAATTTATAATTACCCGTTATATAACCATTATTATTTAATATAGATGTAGAATCCCATGTTAATTGAGATTTTTCAGGTTGAGTAAAATTTGTAAAATTAGGTATAGAAGTTAAAAGTTGGTCATTTTGATTAAAAATATGGACTTCTACATAATCTTCGGGACGGCCAAATACTCTATCAATAGTTTTAGAAACTACAGATTCTTTTGGTAAATCTAATCGTGATTGTTGTTTTGATTCTAATTTAGTCGCCATATTTTTATGCGTATGTATAATTTAAAAATGTCCATCTTCTATTACCCCCATATATGAATTGGGGATCAGTATTAGTAGGGTTGTAATGGTAATTAAGTGTTGGATATCTATTGGCATTTGTCATTTGAATTGTTTTATACCAAAAGTCTTCTGGTTCATAATAAAATACATCACCAGGACTATATTCTGTGTAAGCTTGACCATTTGGAGCTCTTTTATCAACTTTTTCTCTTTCATAGTTAACTTTAATTATTCCTTGATTTAAAAGTCGATTAGCATCTTCTCCATTATATTCTAAATTATCTAGACTTACTATATAATCTTCTCCTTCTAAAACTCCAGGGAATTGTTCTCTACCCTTGGCTCCACTAGCAAATTTTCTTATTTCATCATCAGTTAAAGGATTAATAATTATTGTATTACCCCCTTTATCTGTTGCTTCTTGTTTACTTCCATCATTTGATAGAGTTGCTTGAGTTCTAGGTAAAATAGAATTAAAATCAATGTTAGGAAAATTTGCTTTTTGAGCCCATATTCGTGCTAATACAGCTAAAGTTTGTCGTGATCGATTTAATTTAGGTTGTGTTAATTCTACTAATTGTTGTCCTACATTTCTATCTTCTTCTGTAAAACCATATAAAGAATCTTGATAATATTTCCACCAATTTTGTTCTAATAAAGTTTCTCTAGTAAATTCACTATTAATTCTATTTTTAAGTTGATTAATATATAATATTTGGTTAGATATAGATCCATCTTCTATAGGTTGAATTATATCATTTAATTCTTGTCTCCAATTATTTACTACAATTGAAGCTAGAATATTAGTTTGTTGTTCTAATTCTTCAGCTGCTGTTTGACCTGTTAGGTCTTCTATATCTAAGACAGCACCTCGAGGTATACCATCAAATACTATTTGGGGGACTACTTTTGCTATCTCTTTACTATCTGTACCTCCTTTATATCCTAGTGAAGCTATTAAAGCTTTAAATACCTCTCCCTGTGCACCATCCTTAATTGGTCTTCTTTCTCCCTTATCCATGTAATTCATATTATTCCAATCTGGAATACCTTCATTATCATGATCAGTAGATATTATAGTACCATTTTTATAAAAAGGATGTTCTAAAATTTCATCTGGTTTAGCTAATTCTTCTTCTAATTCAATAATTCTTTCGGTGAGAGTTGTTATGTCTTCATCTCTTTGGTCAAAATAATCATTAATATATTCTTGACTTTGTTTTATAATTGACTTATGAGATTTTTCTCCATTTTTAGGAATATCATAAAATAATTCTTCATATATAGAAAAAAAACGACCTACATTTACTGGATCTTTAGTTTTAAAAAATTCAGAAAAAGAACGATCTACTAAACCATCTATTGATTGAGCACTATATATTGTTTTTGTTAATTTTATATTTTCTTTAGCCATTATCTAACTACTTTAAAATGGTAATTATCATCATAAATTTGTATACCATCATTATTTATATGTTTAAATAATATTCGATAGTATCTTTCTGGTTGTAAACCATTCATATATAAATTAAAATACATCCCATTATTATTTGCACTTAATTTAGTACAGTTATCATCAAATGGAATTACTACTTCTTCTGTGTGGGCATCTCTGATGCTATAATAAGATGATGTTGTAAAATATCCAGGATCTAAATAATTAGATGTTGTAGTAAATTGACGTGTAGGGTATTTGTCTCTTACATGTAGTTTAATTTTAGCTACATCATTTTTATTATATTCTCTCTTATTATTATATAAAGATACACTTAAATCACCTTCTAATTTAGCAGATGATTGTTTTTCATGTATACTATCATCCCATTTAAAAGTTAATTTGGGTGGGTAAATTGTATGTGTATCGACTGAAAAATATTTTAAATCTCCATAACTACCTGAAGAAAATTCTTCAGATGTTTGTGGATACTTTAATATAAACCCATAATTAGGAATAGCTGTAGGGTAAGATTCATTAGAGTAACTAGCACTAAATTTAGTTATTATTGATGTAACATCAAGGTTTAAATCTAAAATATCAGCGTTAGAAAATGATTGAGATGAGAAAAAACCACTACCTGTATACCATTCACCTCCTCCTGGTGTTATACCTGAAGAAGGAGATATAGAACCTGTGGTTCCTCTATCAAAACTTCCTGTGTTCCATTCATTTGCCCTAGCTAAGCCATCTTTATATAACCATGAACAACCATTAGTAGATATAGGAGTATTGGGGTACCTACCTGTTCCTTCTTCCCATTTTTTAGATAGAGGGTATAATTCAATAATTTGATTAATAGCTAAATTTTCATGTTCTGTTGAGAATAATTGTAGGTTTGTTGAATATGTATTACCTTGTGTTACATTTAAAGCTTTTTGGATGTTATTATCTGAAAACTGGATTAAAATTCTTGATGGGTAAAACTTAGTTTCAGAAGATATTTTTTCTTTTACAATTTCAAGGATTTCATCTTGACCAGTATTCATAGTACTCCTATCTGGGTGACTATATAATGTAGCGTCTTTTTCGGGAAATATAAAGTAATATGCCATTTTAATATGTTGTTACAAGTCCATTAATATCTTGATTAGGATATTTTAATTCAAAAATACTAGAATCCATTGATGGGTAAATTATACCATTTTTAGTAGCTCTAGTAAAATCATATTTATATTGTGAATATCCTAAATTAATTCCATTTTTATTTTCTAATTCAATTTTTTCTACTGTTTGTACTCCATTAATACCTGCTAATAAATTAGATATTTCAGATATAATAATAGGTTGATTAATTTGCCATTTATCTATATTAAAATAATTTATCAATTCAGATATACATTCTATTCTAACTTCATCATTATTATAATTTTTAAAAGTAGTTATTTGAAAATTTAAACTAAAATTAATTATAAATGCATCTTTAATATTAATTGCATCTGTTAACATTCTATATTGTTCCAAATAAGTAGACAAATTAGTTTTAGTAGCTGTATTTAAAGTTGTTAAATGTTTAGATGCATTGTATCCTAAAGTGTATAAATTTAAAGCTTGGGGATTAGGTAATCTATTATATACTGTAGTTAAAGGACTTATTTGGTCATCTTGTGTTATGTAAGCTTTAGCAATTTGGCCAAATTTAGGGGGTAAAGATAATGTTCTTATGATATAATCTTCTTTGGTTACTGTTCTTTGTTGGGATGAAAAATTAGCCATCGTGTTTAATCGAATGTCTTCTATAGAATCACCTGCTCCCCCACCTGTTGCAGATGTAGGGTTATTAGATGCTATTGATGTTTTTACATAATTTAATAAACCATTATTTAAATTAGGGTTATTAAATATAGTTTGTTCTCCATTTTGTGTAATAGTATTAGATGATACATTAGATTCTAACCCCCCACCTACTAAATATGTTACAGTTAATGTTGTATTAGCAGGTGCTTGACCATAAGTTTTTGTAAATAAGAAATTAGAGGGATCATAAGCTTGATCTAATTTAGATCTACCATCGTTTATACCTAAACCAATATTATCAGGGTTAGGGATAATTTCTTCATCTGCTTTATCACTTATTCCTGAACCAAATTGGATTTCTAGTTGGTTATTTGCTTTGAATCTTGATATAAATCGTTTTGATGATCTTTTTAATTTTAAAAGATATGGTGTTTGGGAATTATAATGGAGTAATTCAGAATCATTAGTCCCTATATTTTCTATTTCTTCAAAAATAGTATCTTGAGCCAAATAAGGGACCTCAGACCATATATTTCCCTCACTATCTACTATTGATTCAATTGATATAATATTATTATCAAATAATTCTAAAGTTTTAAATCTTGAAGGAGATCCTATTGTAAATGTTTGGGTTTTTGTTTCACCAGAAATTACTTTAACTGTTTTTTTTAGTAAATAATATGCTGGATTATTATTGTTATCATAAGAAAATATTTCAGGTTGGGTGTCAAATGATGATGTAATATTAAAATCTACTTGGTCTTCTAGATAAAATTTAGGACCATCAGTTGAAATGAATGATGAATTTGCTGCTATTTTTAATGCATAATCATAATCAGGGATATGTTGGGTACCATCAGAATTTAATTTTGAGGGAACTTGTTGAAATATTTCTAAATCTACATTAGAAGTTGATGTTATTTTAGGTTTATAACCCATGGCATAAGCCATATTATATAGATTTTCTTTTTCTTGAGCTAATGTTAAAAATGATTCACGTAATTGGGTATCAGTATAAAATGATAATACATCACCAACATAGGCTGCCATTTCAAGAAACATCATTCCGGGATTTCCTTCACTAAAATCATTAAAGTTATCGGGAAAATAAACTTCAGCGAATTCCATTAATTGATTTTTATAAGAATTAAAGTCCTTATTAAGATATTTTACATCTTTATCTTGTGTTTTATTTGATACTTTATTATAGGCCATCTTTATATATTATTAACCATTTCCTACACTAGAAAATGTATTAAAATTTAATTGAATTGCATCATTTGATCCATCTAAATTAAAACTATACGAAATTATTATAAATAATGAATATTCATTATCTTCAAAATTTACATTTACATCTGATAATGATATTGTAGGTATATAAAATGTAATTTGAGTGTTAATTTTTTCTTTTAATGTTTCTATATCTGGGTTTTGTTCAAATAATAAATTTTTTAATCCTACACCAAAATTTGGTTCATTTACACGTTCACCTGGTTCAGTTAATAATAAATTAATTAAATTATTCTTAACTTGTTCTTTAAGTGTTTGTGTTCCTTTAAACATATTAACGTCATCAAGAGGAAAAGCAACCCCAATAGTAACATTTTTGTTAATATCTAAAGGACTAATTCTTCTATTTCCGTTAATATATGCCATTATGGTCTACTATTTTTCTTTTTATCTATAGCTCTCATTAATTCACGATAATCTCTATTCATTACATTTGAAACTTCAGTAGGTATTGGTGCTTCTGGTGTTAATGTTGATTCAAGATTTGTATTACCTTGAGCTGTTTCGTTTAATAAATTATTTAAAGTTCCATTAGTTGAGAAATTTTGGGAAATTGATTTACCCATAATTTTTTCTTTTAAAGAAGATTGTACACTTGCAGGAATTGGATTACCCATTCCCGTAGCTGTTATATTACGTTGTGTTGGTTGATCTGTGATTGTAGATTTAAAGTCATCACGTAAATCTTCTTTAAGTGTTTTAATTTCACGTCTAAGGGCGTAATCAATTTCTTCTCTTACAACCTTTCTAATTAATTTTTCGAAAACTGTGGCTTTCATAATAAATAATGTTTGTTAATAAATATAATTAAATTAAGCAATTCGATATTGAATTACTTGGAAATTTGCATTTCGTATTCTTTCTATAGTGTTAGGTGATAAATCATTTTCAATAAAAATTAATTCTTCATCTTCACCTAAATTACCTTGAGCATCCTCTACAGCAGCAGCAAAATCTTCATCTTCCATAGATTCTCCTTCAACATCACACATTAGAGTATATTTAAGGTAAAATCCTTCAATCAAGCCTATAATAGCTGTTACTGAAGCTTTTATTGCAGATATAGCTCCTATAGCTAAAATTACTATCCCCATAGGTATTAATGCTTTTTTTGTAATTTTGTCTACTTTTTTTTTAAAAACTTTTATTGAATTTTTTATTTCTTGAACTTTAGCTTTAGATATATCTATTTGATCCTTTAATTTAACAGTAGTTGCACCATCAGCTGCGGGGCCTTTTAAAAAATTAATCCCTACTCTAGCTACTTGTACTACAATATTAAGGATAGGAATTAATGCATTTAAAGCTGTAAAAATCCCTTCAATAATAAGAATTAGTTCTCCTATTTTTTGAAGTTTTTCTTGTAGTTTTTGAAGTTTTTCATTAGATTTATTAAGTATATATTGCAATTTAACCATATTGTTTTTTAATTTATTATAAATATTATCTATACGATTTTTCATTTCTATACTACATACTAATTCAGGACCTTTAGATGTAATTTCATCCATCATCATTTGTTTAATTGAAGGTTGTGTAGGAATTTTTTGTTTAATTTTAGATATTTTTTTATTAGCTTCCTCTTTTACTTTAGGACCCATAGCATCTAAAATTTGTTGACTTTGTTGAATTAATGTTACTATGGCTCTTGACATATTATATTGTTTTAACTTGGTTGCTTAAATTTTCTTTAAATTTATTTCTTAAAATATTTAATTTACTTATACGTCTTTGTAAAGGAATAATATTAGTAGCATTAGGGGTTGTAGGACCTGCGGGAGGTGCTATGTATGATATTTCATTTCCTATCATATCTAATATATCTTCTAAAACATCTAATAATCCTTCTGTTAAATCGTCCCCAATCATCCATTCTTGCATTCTATGACCTAATATTATTGGTTCAGTAGGTAAATTTCCATCTTTTAAACCAAAATAAATATTAGGAGAATTAACAATAAATTTACTATCTGTTTTATCACTTGTATCAAAATTAAAACTACCATTAGTACTAAATCCTATAGCTTTATCTGAAAATAATAAAATTGAATCAGTTTTAGCGTTAAATATTAAACGATCTGAATCTATTATTACTTGTTTTCCTTGAAAAATATTTGGTGCGTCAGGTATATAATTCATTATTATTTAAATTTATTGGGGTCCATCTAATAATTCTTCAGCATTATCTGCAAAAGAATCATTAGTCCCCCCAAATGAAGGAGTTAAGGGGGTAATATCAAAAGATTCGTTTGTAGTATTAAAAGTTTCTAATCCAGAAGTTTGTTCCACAATTTCTGGTTGGGTTGTTAAAGTTTCAGAAGTTTCATAATTACCTGATAATTTTTCTTGAATAGTTAGTACTTTAACCAAATTAGCCTTAAATGATTTTTGGTTTGATGAAGCAGGAGTAAAATTAGATAATTGTTGGTTAGAAGTCATATAAATTGATGAGGCATCACCCATTATATTTTCTTTAGCATGAATCCAACCTTTATTATCTAATTGACTTGATTGACCATTTCTTATAATAGTAATAGGATCACCCAACTCACCTATATTACTCCATTCATTGGGAGTACCTACTTTATTACTTTTATTAGTAGAACCAAATCTTATAGAATTACCAAATCTACCTTCTATAATAATATCACCTTCATAAGGTAATAAAGGTTTTATATTTAATTTTTCTTGAAAATAATCACCTAAAGTAATTCCTGTTGATCCATCTTCTACTTGTCTTGTAATATCTTGTTCATAATTATTAGGTGAATTATTAAAATTTTCTATGTAAGGTAAAGCATTATGGTGTGGGTGGTTCCATATATTAGTTGTTGGAAGATAATAAGTTGATATTTTATTATCTTTATCACCTGATGATATTATTAATACTACTTCATTTAGTAATGGGTAATTTTTTACAAATGAAAATAAGGGTTTTGCTATAGAATCAGTAGATGGATTTGATTGATTTAATGTTGTATAGAATATAGTACCTATTGAATCATATTGTCCATAATCTTCAAAACGATCATGAGAAGGGTCTAGTATAATATCAGTAACCCTAACAGCTATTAATTTAGTGTTAGGAGATAATACTTGAAATTTATTATCTACTCTAACTATTGCCATTATCTTTTTTAGGTTCTTTTTCTGTTTCTTCTATTATATCTTGTAATTGACTCATTTCTTCTTCAGTTAACATATCACTTCCACCACTAGTAGCATTTCCTGTAGATAAACGTTGGACTATTGATGCCATTTTTAATAAATGATCATCATTTTTGACACTAATTTCCATATATTCTTTAATTAATGGAACAACAACAGTGGCATCTCCTAAATTTTGGATAAGAGGTCTTAGCTCAGCTATGAGTTGACCAATTTGTTTACCTTTTTTCTTTTGATTAACGTGAATCTCTTTAAGGAGATCAGAAAAGGTTTTATCGTCAAATATTACTTGAT